CTGGAGTTCAGACGTGTGCTCTTCCGATCTTGAGGCTGCAAAGGCAATCCCCTTGTCCCCGAATGCTTGCGCCTCACTACAGATGCCGTCCCGGTAAGTGAGGCAGCAGAATGTTCCATCGGGCAGGTCAATCCCCAGCCGGGGTCTGCCCCAAAACATATCAATCTCAATTTTGGGTCTGCGCTTGCTATCGTCCTTGTCCTCCTCGAACATCGGGAGGATGTACTTGCAGGTTGTTATCACTACGGGCTTGCCAGCCATTGCAGCCACCGCCCTGTTGCCCCAAAATCTGTCCCGGAGGGCGTTATGGGAGTTCTTGCTTACTTCGATGTAGCCCAGTTTCTTTGCTGTCTGTTCGGCTACCACGAGCATTGCTTGATTTTCCGTCATTGTTGTTGCGGAGTTATGCCCGGCTGGTTAGACCGGGCGTGACCTATCAATAATTTGCTTTCTTTTGCTTGGTGTTTGCAATGAATGTTTTGTTAGAGCCGTTGAGGTTTATTTCCCCAAGGTTTTCCCAATCTCCGTTAGCCCAAGTCTTTGTGATGCAAGAGCCTTTATACTTATCAAGATTGGCTTTGATAAGTTTCTTTGCTGGGGTAAGCGAGTGGAAAGTGAACGTGTCGTTCCACTCTTCGCACTCAACATCATACTCCCACCTCTTCAATTCCTTGTTGAACCTGTCCCCGATATACTTATGGCAGACGGGTTCGCTGAAATATACGGTGTAGGTTTTCATAGGCTGAACTCCTCCCGATATTCTTTATAGTTGTTTACAAACCACGTCATAACCTTGACGAAACTACGTTTGCTACCCGGCTTTGCAATGGTATCAATGCCGTTACGTTTTTGCTCGTCAGTTGCGAGGAAGATGTAGCCGGAGTGCTTTGCTTCCGGCTTAAAAGGCTTAATTTGAGCCTTTAATTTTCTGTAATTGATTGCCATAAGATTATTTGCTGTAAAGTGATACCTGTAATCCTCTGCGAAGTTTGCACACGCACTTGTCAGCCATAGCCTTTTCTGCCCTTTCGATAAATTTGTTCACGAACTCAATTCCGATAAGGGCGATAAGCCCTGCAACACCGACCAACTTGTTGATGCGGTTGCCGTTGGCATCCATACCATAAACTTTCAAACGGTAGTTTCTATTTATGAAACTCTTAGTGTACTTCAAAACGCTACTCTTTTTCATTTCTTCAATTTTTTGTTGTTGTGGAGGTGCTTATTTTGTAAGCACACCGCGAAGTTCGTGCTTTATTTTGAAATAACCAAACTTTTTCGGAACTTTTTTATAAACTTTTTTATTGATTTTGTATAACTTCCAAGTTTCTTGGCTATTATAAAAATCCCCGAAATAAACAAATTTTCCGCTTGTAATATAAGCGTTTCGCAAATTTTGTGTTACCTTTGCATAAACTAATTAGTTTATAAGCATGAAAAAGGAAATTTTAGAGGCACTGAAAGCCAAATTTGAGGGGGTCAGTGAAGCAATTTTGAACAGGATTGCCGACAAACTCGCCAAGACTGTAACAAAGCAGGAAGATGTTGCAACCGCTGTCGAGGGGGTAACATTCCAGCAAGTTCTCGAAAGTTACGGGGACAGCCGTGCTACGGAAGCGCAGCAGACCGCAGTCACCAACTACGAGAAAAAACATGGTCTGAAAGACGGAAAAAAGGTCGAAGAGCCGAAACCTACGGAGCAGCCAAAGCCTAACGAGGAAACGAAGCCCGGTGAGGAGGAAATGCCTGCTTGGGCTAAAGCGTTGGTTAAGTCCAACGAGCAACTTCTTTGCGAGGTCGCTGCCATGAAAGGCGAAAAGATTGCCACAAGCCGTAAATCATCGCTTGACGCAATCCTGAAAGACGCTCCCGAAAAAATCCGTCAGCGTTACGAAAAGGACTTTGCACGTATGACATTCAAGGATGATGAAGATTTCAACAACTGGATTGGGGAAATCACTCCTGATGTCGAAGCCATCACGAATGAGTACCAAGCAAAGGGCGGTGTCGTAACAAGACCGAAAGCAGGTGCAGCTGGTGGCAAGGGCGAGGAGAAAAACCCGTACTTGGAGGCTCGCATCAAAGAACGTGAGGCGGCAACGGCAACCCCCGCCATTCAAGGGTTGGCAACAGAAACTACCAAATAACAATGGAAGTAAATTTCAAACACCAAGACCCTGCCAAGGTTGAGCCTATCTACATTGAGCAGGTATTCGCTGAAAAGCCCGGAGGTGGATTGGTAGAAAATCCATCTTTCGATGCTCCCCCCACAACAGCTGTCGGGGAGAAAAACGGAAAGTTCGTGCTGATTAAGGGCTACCGCCTTGTTGGTGCAGTCGCTGAAGCGGACGACACTATCAACATCGCAAAGGGCAGCGGCATCTCTGTTGGTGATGTTATCGGCATCGGCAAAAAGGCTGTGGCTTGTACCGCTGTCGATACCTCTGCCACGGACAAGGATGTCGTAACGGTAACGCTCGGTGTCGATATTGATGCCGGGACTGTCCTCTATCAGGCAAAGGCGGCAAGCGCAGATGCGGCAGAGCCTATCTACACTCCCGTGTACGTTACAGGCAACCGCCTCGAAGCAAAAGAGGGAGACCAGTCCGTGCGCCTTATCAACGGTGCGAATTTGAGAAAGGAAACGGCTAATGTAGCCAGCGAGGTAGCCGCATTGCTGCCGATGATTGCACTTGTGTAAAAGGAGGATTGATATATGGCAATGAACAAACCCCTTTTTGACATCGACCAGCCCGGAATGCAGGTTGCTGTCAATTCATACAAACCGGGTAACGGGCTTGCTTGGCGCACCCTGTTCCCGTTAAAGTACACCCCCAAGTTCGACCTGAAAGGACTGGAGGGCAACGAGGGCATCCCCGTGTCGGCAGACCGTGTCGCATTCAACACGAAAGCCCCCAAAAAGACACGTAAGACGGTCGGCTCATGGAGCGGAAAGTTGTCTAAGATTGCGGTGAGCCGTGAGAAAGACGAGATTGAAATCAACGAGTACAACGACTTGCAGACTATCGCAGCCGCTAACACGGAGGATGCTGCAACCGCCCGTTACCTGGTTGATATTGTCTATGACGATTTGGACTTCTGCAACAATGCCATGGACTACAAGGTTGAGATTGATGCAATGCGCATCGGCTCAAACGGTATTCAGACTTTCCCGAAGAGCATTGAGGGCGACATGGCTACGGAGGACGTTATTAATTTCAACGTACCCAAGGAGAACTTCATCGGTGTTAAGGTCGCTTGGAGCGATGCGGAAAAGGCTGACGGCTTGAAAGATGTTGCGGATGCAGCGGAGAAAGTCGGCAAAAAGGGCTTGAAAAAACCCAAGTATGCGATTTTGGAAAAAGCCAAGTTTGAGGAACTTATCCAGCAGAAGTCCGTTGCTCGCAGATTGTTCCCTCGCTACGACCAAAACCTTGTCACCGCTGACATGATTAACCTCTCCAGCGTGAACAGCTACATGAACGGTAAGGGTTATCCCCAGTTCCTCGTGCTTGACACCTACGCAACCATCGAACACAAGGACGGCTCGCAGGAAACTATCAAGCCGTGGAATGTCAATACGGTTGCGCTGGCTCCCGTGCCGCAGCTTGGCTGGACTTATTATAAGCCCGTGCCTAACGTGCCTAACACGGAGGCGTTGCAGCAGCAAGCATCGTACTACAAGATGACCCGTTACTCCGACCTCAACCCTATGTTGGAGGTTACTATGGCAGAAGCCTACGTTCAGCCCGGCTTGATTAACCGTGCTTCACTGGTGTTCATCAACACCACGAACACGAATTGGAACAACGGAGAAACTGAGTAAGCATGAACGTACTGCAATCTTTGAAAAGTCTGTCCGGCTACCCTATCCCATTGGCTACCATTCAAGATGTAGCCGATGAGGTAGGGATTAGCGTTGATGCCGAAGCGACAAAGGAACTTCGGGGGAGCAAAGAGTTCAAACGTGCGAAAGCCCGTGTGTACATCTACCTCTCTAAAGCCCCCAACGTGTCGCAGGGCGGCATCACCTACAGCTTTTCGGACGAAGACCGCAGACGGTTCAGGCAGGAGGCAGAGAGCATCCTTGACGAAATAGGCGACAATGCCGATGGATTAGGGGTTACTTACGGATATAAAGGTGAGGACTTATGATTATCGAAAACGGAACATTGCAGATTGTCAAAAAGACTGGTGGCGGCATGGCTCACGGCAAACCTGTTCCGGTTGTGGAAACACCGGGCGACCCGATAGTCTGTAACATCAAGACCCTGCAAGACAATAAGAGAGATCGGAAGAGCGTCG